CTAACCCCTATGATACACTGATGCTGGTGTGGCGTATCCCAAGCCTTGGTGGATCCGCCGGTGGTTGTAGAACTCGAAATATCTCCCGAGACCCTCGGCCAACTCGGGAACGCTCGCGTAGCAGCGTGGGTAGATATCCTCGTGCTTCACACTCCTCCAGAGCCGTTCGATGAACACGTTGTCCAGACAACGCCCTTTGCCGTCCATGCTCACCGCCACGCCTGCTTGCTCCAAGGCGGTTGTGAACGCCTGGGCCGTGAACTGGGCCCCTTGGTCGGTGTTGAACACCTCGGGGCGACCAACTCCCAATGCCTCCATGAGGAGTTCCAGGCAGAACGAGCCGTCGAGCGTGTTCGACAACTTCCAGCCGATCACGAACCGGCTGTACCAGTCGGTCACGGCCGCCAGGTACATAAACCCTTGGGGCATCGGCACGTACGTGATGTCCGCACTCCACACCTGATTCACCCGCTCGACGGCGACGCCTCGGAGCAAGTACGGGTAGACCTGGTGTCCTCGGCATGGCTTGCTGGGGTTCGGCTTCGGAGAGACCGCTTCGATGCCCATTTGGCGCATCAGTCGCTGGACCCGCTTTCGGTTGATCTCTCGCCCCGAAAGCCGACTCAATTCCACAGCCATCTTGCGCGATCCGTAGAACGGCGAGTCGGTGTAGATCCGGTCGATTACCCCCATCAACTCCAGGTTTTCAGGACTCTCCCCGGCCGGCTCATGGTAGTATCCCGAGCGGTTCAGCCCGAGTAACTCACACTGCCGGCGGACGCTCAATTTCTTGTGGTTCGGCTCGATCAACCCCCGGAGCATCTCAGGCGAGCCGCTCAGCTTTTTTTTTGATCCACTCCAGTTCCATTTTCAATCGGCCGATCTGTTCGAACAACTCCCCAGTTCCGGGGCCTTCGGACTGCTCAGGCTTCGGAGTCCCCCTGGCGAATAACTCGCTCGCTCCATCAAGAAGTTGCTTTTTCCAAGCGTGGATCATGGTCGGGTGGACACCAAATTGTCCGGCCAACTCGTTGACCGTCTTGTCCCCTCTCAGCGCCGCCAAGGCCACCTTCGCCTTGAACTCGGCCGAGTGCCGCTGCCGCTTTTTCGCCATCGATTCCCCCTCATGGACCGCCGGATTTTGTAGCTTAGCCGGTGGTCCGATTTCCGGGGTCCATTATACACACCGTCATTTTCTTTCGGCTCAAATGAATCGGGATGGCCCTTGTCGGACAATGCCAAGACAAGAGTATCGCCCAGGAATTTGTAGATGCCGTAGTAATGGATGACCCGGCGGTTGTCAATGATTCGATAGAGGGTGATTTTAGCGGGTGTTTTGTCCGGTACAATTCGGAGCAGATAACCCCCTTTTTCCAAGGTCATCAGCGGCGTAACCGGCCCCTCTCCGATCGAGAACGATTGGAATAGATCGGGTGGCCGCTCGCCATCGCCATCGATCATCTTCGCGCATTCCCATCGCGCGAAAAGGGGGGCTTTCTTTCCCTCTGCCATCGTGCACAGGGAAAAAATGCAGACAAACGGGAGTGCGATGGCCGCATTGCGGAACGAGACGGGCATTCGTGTGGTCATCATGATGTGATTCCTGGAGGTGAAAAACGGCTCCCTCTGCCTGAAAACAGGGGGAGAAGTGGTATTCGCGTTGTTTCTGTTGCAATTCTACACGCTGTTTTCAGCCATCTTCGAAGGCATCACTAAAGAACGGGTAAATAAACGCGATTCCGAAACAAAACAAATAAAAGCCAATCGTCAACCAGTCAAACTGCCAGGGGATGTAGACAGTGCCGCCGGGTTGGGTGTGAATTGTCTCAAAAAAAGCTGCGAACATGGGTCAGCTCTCTTCAATGGTTGAATAGCTTTTCTCTCATACAGATAATATGGCCAATATGCGAACCCTCTGCGCGATTGTCAAGATTGGAGCGAGTTTTTTGCACAAGAACGGATATCACCCTTTGGATGTCCGAAGAATCGCGTCAGAAAAATACCACTGCCCGCTGCGATTCGTCGAGAGTCACAGCGGGCAGTTTGGGATTTCACATCATTCAACCGCTGATCATCGCACGCGGCGAACACCGCCCGGACAGGTCGGGCAATACTCATACGCAGCGATCGCGGCATTGCCAGCCGCGCCGGTTGCGCTGGGGAGATTGCACTTGCCATCCGGGCAATCCAGTTCGGAGCGGACTTGCGATGCGGTTCGCTCACCGGTGAGGGTGCGGAATCGCATCAGATCGCCGGCATCTGGCTTGCCGATCACAACAGCTTTGCCATCCGCCCCATCGAATTGATCCACCGCCACACTCATCGCACCGTTCATCGGCTGGGCAGGTTGGCCTACCCAGACAATCAGTGGCACGTTCTGACGGATGGCCTCCGCTCGTGCTTCGGCGTAGGTCATGGTCATGGTTATGGGCTTGGCCTCAGTCACGGCGTCTGTGCAACTCGCCTGGGCTTGGGCCAACGCCAAAGCGACCTTGGCCCGCGTGGCCGGGTCACTGGCCATTGCCTGACCACCGAGGATTAGCACCGCGATTGCCGCGACACCCAGCTTAGTCACGGGATGGATGGGGAGAATCATCGTCTCTTTGTTGGGGTCGCTCGGCGAGCTGGGCGGGTTCGTGGTCTGCGTGGGCGGGGTCGATTTCGCCACCGCGTCACGCAAACCGGCAGCCGCAAGAGCCGCAAGGAACGATTGCATCGCCAGCTCGAATTGGGCCTGGCTGAGTTGGTACAGGGCCAGCCCGGCGAGTCCCAGAGCGGCGATGTAGGTCTTGTAGCCACTGAGAAAGTTCATCCCGATTACCTCAACGATTCGAGTGATGATGCGGTTCCGTAGCCTTGGAAACAGCGTGCATATGCACGCTCCTTGGGGTTGATCAATAGCCAGTCGAGGCGAGCTGGGAACCCCTGGACATCGCTGAATGCCCAGGAATCGCCCTGGCGAAGCATCTTGTCGATGACATCAGCGCGGGCCCAGAAGCCTGCCGTGGATGGGTTGCCCCAACCGACCGGGCCACGGTGGGCGTCGGGCCCCCAACTATTCTCGATGTGACCGTACTCGGTTCCGTCCGCGTCCCGATGGTATCCATCCAAGCACATGCAGTGCATCCAGCGGCCAAATGGCCCGCAGATACCGCGAGAGTCTCGCTGCATCTGGAACCCCTGGCTGCTGCTGATGGCGATGCCATATCGGCTGGCCAGGGCTTGCTTGGCCTGATCCCACGTCGTCACTTGGGTGATCGACTTGACCGGGAACTTGCGAACGGTGGGTTCCAGCGGGTCGGGCACACCAAGACGGCCCCAATCACGGCAAAGCGGTTCGGAATACGATCGCAAGTCGTATCCGGGATACGATCCACGCTCCAAGACGCCATACTGCTTGACGAACTCAGCGGCCCAGGCACCGATGCTGCCGTCGCCACTGATTCGCCCGCCACCGATCTCGACGCGGCTGCCGCCGTAGATGACTTCTTCGACCAGACGAACGGGGGGAGCGCCCTGCCGTTGTCCAGCCAATGTCCGCTCGATTGCACGGGCGGTCCCGAAGGATACGCACGAGCCGACCGATTTTTGATTCTGCGGCGGGGGATTCTGCCCCGTCACGTTGCGTTCGAGTTCCCACAAGTACGCATGGTCTGGGAGCGACTCGACGGGAACGCCACCCGCCGGAGTCTGGGCGATGGTGGGCGCTGGTTGCGCCTTCGCCACCTCGGCGACGGCATCAGGGTCAGCGACCCAACCGAATGCACCTGGCACAGCGAGTGGTTCGGGATCGACGGGAGCCACCGTCAGCACGAATGCTGCCAATGCCGTCGCCAACGCTCCCAAGATCGCAGCCAGGATTTTGAACCATTTGGCCATTACTTTGTCACCTCACAAAGAGCCTTTTGGACTCGGGCGAAAGCCGCTTTTGCCCGAGTTCGAGACTCGGCAGTCAATCGCTCAGCAGGGTTGCTGGGCAGCGACTCCCCGAGGACCTCTGACACTCGCTTCCGCACCCCGATCAGTGCGGTTGATGGCACCAGTGCCGCGCTGGAACGCTTAAGGATCTCGGCCAGTGCCCCAGCGGTTCCAACCGCAGGATCGTCAGCGGTGAGTTGGGCCTGCCGGTACAGTTCGCAAAGGGATTCGACGTGTTTCGACTTCTCGGACGAACTGTCCGCCGCGAGCAATGCCCGTAGCTCGGCGGCCAGCGGATCAGTCGGCGGCACTGGTCTGGGTGGAGTCGGGGGCGCCGGTGGAGTCGGCTGGCCCACGGTGATCGAGCAGACAGCGGGTTCCGATGGGATGTCACCCTTGGCCGTGTATGCGACGATTTTGTAAGTGCCAGAAGTCGCGGCCGAAAAGATGGCGGACTTGCCATCATCGCCCAACGGGATCACGTCGGCATCCTCGCTGGCCACCAGCCAACGGACGATCTTGCATTCCGGCGCGGTCTTCGCCGACAGGCGGATCAGCCGACCGGGTTGGCCCTTCAGTTCTCTCGGCAGTTCGATGAGCGGTTCCGCTCGGACATGTCCGCCAAGAAGGGACAGCACCAGAGCGGCAAGAAGAGTTCGCATGCAAAGCCCTCGAAGGTTGTGCGGAATGGCAACAACGGGTTTCGAGTCCAGCATGCGGCGGCAGCTAGGAACTTGCCAAATCGGAGTCCACTCCCACGACTTACCCCTTGGGTGCACGGGGCTGATAATGGGCACAATCCTGGCAGCAGGTGAGCGGTTCCACGCGGTGCCAGCGCGTGCAAGATTTGATTTCCGGCAGGCGGCACGAATGGATCCATTCCCGTTGGCAGTGATTGCATTCTGCGGTGGGCAGCGCAATTCGTGCCAACGGGCCGGGAACGAGATGGATGCAGGAGGTGGTGCGGAGCGGTCGCGGTTTTTCCATGGGGATTACCAGCGAAATGCGCTCGGTTTCTTCGGTTGGATCTGCACTTCACCCCGGAAGTAATTCATCGTCGCCAATCGATCCCAATAGCTTTGGTGCGGATGGACGCTGCTGAGGTGATTGGGCGAAACCCCCCAGCGATAGACGTAGCTCCAGGTGGTGGGATCGTTCGGCAGCGTGATCGGGTTGTATCGTGTTCGTTGTTTCAGCAGCCGATCCATTTTCGCATCTTGATCGCCGGTCGTCTGCGGATACCCGCCGACTTTTTGCCAGCCATGCCGCGTGAATGCGCTGGCGTTGTGGCATACTCCATGCGTGTGATCGGTGTGCAAGCCGCGGTGATCCAAAAAGAAACTGCGCTGCGGATTCCAATAGTCGTAACCGCCTGCCTCTTCGAGCTTTTCGACGGCTTGGCGGATCCGATGGGGCAATGCCAAGTCATCATCTTCCCACGGCAGAATCACATCATCGCCGCTCGACTGCGGGCCAAAATTTGTGGTGGCAATCGCGTGATTGTACTTGTCGCCGAGGTTCTTGAACCGAAACGGGACATTGATGATTTCGACGTTGGGAACACTACAAACCAAGGTTTGCCCAGGGGCATCGTTGATGATGACCAACTTTTTCGGGCCTTCGTAATCTTGCTCCGCGAAACAGCCAACCGCCTCTTCTAACAGATGCAGGTGGCTCATGGCGCGGCCAAAAGTGGGACAAACACAGATCACGTTACGCATGGATTACGCTCCTTCTCGGGGAATTTCGGGCCATTTCGATGAGGGGCAATCCTCGCTGCGGAGAAGTGCCTTGGCTTCGACCGGGCAGCCACACAGCCCGCACTTTTCGCCGTTGCGGATCGGGCACAGATCGCAGGTTTCCAGGCGGATGCGATACTGTTCTTCGGTGACCTTCACCCGGCCATCGACAACATGGCGGGCCATCGCCTTGGTGAAATTGATGCCGGCTTTCATGAGATTGGGCAGTGGTTGCTTGTCGCGGCTGTCGCAGCTCAGCACCGTCAGCCCGTTGTTGTGCGTCTCATGGCGAATCACCGTCCATTCGCGGTTTTCGCGGGTCCAACGCTGGACAGCAGGCATCAGTCCCGGCGATCCATCCTCGCCCTTGCTGCCGAAAATCTCGGTGTCATGCAGGATGATCCATCGCCGCACTTTGCCCTTGGCGTTTTGCAGCTCGGCCCAGAGGTGTTCCGCGGTGTGCTTGGTGTCGATGAACAGCAGATCGGTCGGCTCCAGATCCACCGTGCGTGAATCGCCAATCCGAAACTCGAAATCGCAAGTCCCCTTGAGTCGTTGCAGATGCTCGATTTCAGCGGTGCCGTTCACGTCATAGCTCACCAACCGCTTGGGTTGCCCGGCGAGCAATGCGACCGTGGAGACGCCGGCCCGAACGCCAAATTCGGTGACGTGTTCGGCTTCGGATGCGTATCGGCGCAGCGTTTCGACATGCTGATTGATGTCGGATTTGGTATCCCGCGCGTGCGTGAACCAATCCTCAATGCTGGCAAATTCCTTACCCTGGCACGCGCCGCAGGTGCTTTTCTTCACCGGATCGGGATCGACTTGCCCGGCAAGGATCTTTTCCCAATCCGATTCTTGCAATCGGTGTACGGGGAGTTTGATCCCGATTCCTCGCACAAAATGGTTATAGATCGATTGCAGCGGCCAACCCAATTCCTTGTGGCCGATGACATAGTTGCGCACGCGATCCCAGGTCAGATTGCGATACTTCGTGCCACCCACCCGGCCAAATCGATGCTTCCAGAGCAGCCACGGCAGGTAGATACACTTGCCGCCGGCCCGACGAACCTTTTCGTGCAGATACCACTCCTCGCCGCCGAAACCCTTAAATTCCAGGTTGAATCCGGGGAATGCTTCCTTTCGGCAAGCAAATGCACCCAGCCCCATGGCCGGGATCTCGATTGGTTCCTCCGGGAATCGATAGCCCAGATTCCAAATGGGCAATTCGTGACCTTCCCAGGGAATTTCCGGGAACACTTCGATGCTCTTGGTTTGGGCCAAATTCATGGCCACAATCCCCTGTTGCAGCGGCGAAAACGTCACCAGTTGACCGTCTGGCGACTGCCATGCTTTGGCCCAGATGCCAAGCATTCCCTCGCGCCAAACGCGTGAAAAATGCGTTGCCATCAGCGATTGCGAGTTGGTCAGGGTTGGCCCGGAATAGAGGTCTTTGCTGTCCGGATTGCGGTCAAACACCTCGATGAGTCGCTGAATTGTCCCGGCAGGGAACGTCACATGACAATCCACGCACAACACCGCAGGTGCTTGGGCCAAGCGAAATACCAATTCTCGCGGCGCAGCAGTCCCCACCGCTTGATCGGCCTCGATGTATCGGACATGCCGAATGAGCTGCTGCACGCCACCAAGATAGTCACGGACCTTTTCGCCGTGTTCGCTCTTGGAGTTCGTATCAACAACAATGATTTCGATCTGGTCAAGGATTTCGGGGTGATACATCAGAATCGAATCGATGGTGAGATAAACACCGTCGAAATCATCGTAAGTCGCCATCCCGATTGTCAATTTCACGGTCGTTTCCCTCGGTTAGACACAAACGGTTGTCGCGTAATCACCTTCAAATTGCCCCGCGTATCCAGGAGGTTGGCAGGCGCAACCGAACGAGCAACCGCCACCGTATTGATCCCAGAATCCGAACCAGATCCATTCACAGACTCCTCTGCATGATCCACCCGGCGGGAATGTCCCAGTGCCTCCGCCGGCGGATGTCGGTGGTCCAAATGGTGGGCTGGTCGGCGGCGATGGCGGCGGACTCGTCGGCGGCGGCGGACTCGTCGGCGGCGGCGGACTTGTCGGTGGTGGTGGACTGGTTGGCGGCGGCATCGTCGTCGTTGGCGGTCCTGGCGGACTGGTCGGCGGTGGCGTTGGGGTTGTCGGTGGCGGCGTTGGGGTTGTCGGTGGCGGTGTCGGGGTTGTCGGTGGTGGTGTCGGGGTTGTCGGTGGTGGTGTCGGGGTCGTTGGCGGCGGAGCCACCGTTGTCGGTGGCGGGGTCGGCGTCGTTGGCGGCGGCGTGGGAGTCGTTGGCGGTGGAGCCACGGTTGTTGGGGGCGGCATCGGTGTCGTTGGTGGCGGCGGTGGTGGGCTTCCACCGCACTGGAATGTCACCCAATACACCTGTTGCCCTGGCGGGTTGACCGGAATATCTTCCTCGGTCATGGCCGGGCAGTTGCAATCCGGGCGGATGACCCCGGCATTGTCCTTGCACGGGTCGAATTGCTTCCAGTCAGCGGGATTGCTCGGGCCTGCTGGATGGCCGGGAGAATACCCGTAGACGCAGCGCGTCACCGTGCATGCCGGCGGCGGTTCCGGCGCGGTGGTTGTTGGTTCCGTCTGACTACAGACCCGCCAAACCGTGGTGCCAAACGATGGATTTTCTGGCGGATTGGTCAGATTGCAGAAGCAGGGAATTTCCGATTGCGGCAGGCAATTCGACGAAAAAATCTGCCAGCCCTGACCCAAGCCGTATCCGGTGAATTGGAACAGACATCCCCCTTGACAGGGATCAAGCGGCAAGGTGGTGCTGGTGGTCGTTTGCTCACCGGGTACGCAAAATGAGGGATTGGCTTCCCATTCGGTGAGATCCCGATTGCTCAGGGTCCATCGCTCCGGAATGGCACATTGACACAATTCCGGACAGGGAACGGACAATCGTACCTCGATTTCCGGAACTGGATTCATCCGCGCATGCCACAGGCATGGCCCAGAGCAATCGGGCTCGGTGGTTGGCGGTGTCGGGATGCACCCAGTTTCGGCGATCTCGCAATCGCTGGTGCCCTCGTAATGGGGCTCCAGGCAGACGCACCCTTCGCCGCATCCGGGTTCGGTGATGTTCCATTCGCTGAATTCGGCTGACCAGCGATTGAGGCATTTCCCACCGCAGTTGGGCGCGGGGGGCGGCAAAATCGTCGTCGGCGGCGGCAGCGTCGGAGTTGGCGGCACCCCTGGCGGCGGAGCGGGGGGGCGGCACGGAGTGATGACGCGCACGCAGTCGGTCGCTGGGCCTGCGGGCGGATCGCAATTGCAGCCGTTGGCACCGCCGCCGCAGCGGCGATAGAGATTTGCCCAAACGGTGCCGATCCCATACCACTCGCAGTCTCCACCGCACGCGGGTGGCGGCGGTGGGCCGGGCGGAAGTTGGCACGGGGTATACGCATCGGCGCAATCACTGCCCAAAAAGCTGGGCATCGAACACGGGCATTCAGACGTGCATCCGTTGGAGACGGGGAACCATCCGAGGGGGGTCATCCGCCACCAACAGCCCGCCACACATTCTGGGCCGAGCGTCGTTGTTGTTGTGGTGGTGGTCCCCTCCTCGGAGGTTGTTGGTTCCGTTCCGAGACAATTTGGCGCCTCGGCAACGGAACGAGTGCAGGCGGTTCGGGTTTCCGAACATTGATCATTGTCGCCGCAGAATGATGGCTGTTGGCAGTCGCAGTCTTCGCCGCAACCGTTCTCGACTACGATCCATTTGCCTTCGCTGGCGATCCAAATTTGGCGGCAGAACCCAGCGCAACCGGGCAGTGTGGTGGTGGGTGGCAACGGACATCGACCAAACTCGCGGCCGGTCAGAAACCGGACTTCCATCGCTTTGGCCAGCGGCGATTCGATTGGCTCCGACAGGAAGTCATCAAAATCATCGGGCGTGGTGGGCACATCGCCCGGAACGCGGGTGGCGAACATCAACACAATCGACTGCGAGCGAATTCCGGTGGCACCGGCCAATTCGCGGGCAAGCGGATAGCCCCCTTCGCCGCCGATGCGACCGTTGGGCCGCAACTGGTAGCTGCCGGTGGCAGTCAGTTCCAGTTCGGCCCAACCGTATTCGCCCGGTTGCTGCTCTGGCCCCAAACAGGCGAAGAACCATTCGTTGGAGCATCCGCAATCGAACACCCATTGTCGGCCCGAGGCTTCCACATCGAGCGCTTCCAGGAACGCAGGCTGGGGCCAAACTACATCGCCTTGGCGGGCATTGCATGGGGCGAATAGCTCAAACAGCGGCTCGCGGTCCTTGTCTCCGGAGCGGCCAAGCGTCAGCGGCACCAAGCGGCCGTAGGGGGCATAGGTGAGCTCCCGCCAACGCCAAACGCGGATGGTTTCGCCGTCTTCGGTGGTGATGGTCTGGGGTTCGATGAGTTCAGCGGGGAACGGTTCCCAACCGGGATCACGGCGAGGCAGGAAGCGATTCCCGAGCCGAATTCCAGGAACGGAATAGATCGGATCGGGAAGCATAAGCGAGACATCCTTCGATTAGGGTGGCCCAGCGGGTTGCGCGGGTGGTTGCCAGATCACGGACAGATCAGCCGGGAAAATGGGTTTGCGAATTCCGCCCAATTGTCCCGCGTCAATCTGTTCTTGACTCAATGGTGCCGGGAGATTCGGGAACTTGGCAATGACGGTGAAATACTCTCCGATCGGATGCAGGTAGCGATTGATGCCCGTGGCCTTGTGCAAAAACTCGAAGGTGACTTCATCAAGAGGGATGCCGATTGGTGACTGCCGAGGAACGACATTCACTGCGGTGAGCATGAGCGTTTCGCGCTCACAGCCATCGAATGGGCGGTCATTGGTGGTACCAATGAGGTTTTCCGCACGCTCGCGGTCCCAACCCTTGGGATGCACATCGAACCAGGTGTGCGCGATTTGCCGCAGCCCTTGCCAAATACCAATGCGAGTTGCAACAGGCTGTCCGTCGAGTTTGGGATATCGCTTGGATTTCCCATCGGCTCCGCGCTCCCCTTCATCCCACCAGATCCATTGGCCGGTTTCGCTGGTGAGGAATTCCCCAGCCGATTTCGAGAGTTTCCGCACGAATCGCTTGGATTCATCCACCCGCGTGACAGCTTGGTTATTGATGGTTTCAGTCACTAGGCACTTGCTGCGAAAGAGCACGCGGTACGGCAAGGATTCGTAGGTAACGGTCATGCGGGCCAATTCGTGTTTGGCAACGGCTTCACCAAATAGAAACGCATCCTTGTTGAGGCCACGAAATGCCAACGGGGAGAGCGAAACCTTGGTGGCGAACAAATAGGGCTCATTGTCGATGTCGTAGTATTCCGGGTGCGCGGCTGGGAGATTGCGGTACATCAGCCCATCATCGCCCATGAATGGATAACCCAGCATCGACCGCGTGAAGCTCAACCGCTCTGGCCAAGGCACCAGAAAATCACGGCGCGTGCTGGTGCCATCCATGGTGAATTCTTCGTTGGGAGATTGTGGCGTTTCGCCAATATCCTCCCATCCCTCCCCCGCACCGTTTCCATAACCTTGCGTTTCGATCGGATTTTGAACATTGATGAGTTGGCCGAACATACTCACTCCGGGATCGTGCCACGTGGTTCGCCCATGGTGCCTCGCGATAATCGCTCCGAAAGCGGTCGGCTGGGATCATTCAGATAATTCGGAGCGGTCGGCGAACTTGGCGCGGGCCGCAGGCTGCCGGTGGGCGATTGGTTCAGGTTCTGCCGCAACAGCCCTTTGATTTCATTCAGGTCATTGGCCATGCGGCCGGTGTTGTCCGCGGTTCGCTCGGCGATTTGGTCGGACGTGATCGGCGCTTTCATGGCATCGATCTGGATCGATTTCAAAAACTGCTCCGCGCCCATAAACGATGCGTCGCGACCGGCCGCCCCATACGAGGAGCCATCGCCGAAGGTCGCACCGGCCCGATAGGTGGCCGATCGGGAATAGTATTGATTGCGGTACATCTCCATGGCCTGGGGTTGACCCGTCATGCGATTGAGCAAGGTGGGATCTTTCTTGGCCATTTCTCGGAGTTTGGCTTGGAGCTGCTCCAATCGCTGCTCTGCTTGCCGACTCTCCGCAACCACCGAGTCATATTCCGGGGAGCCGATCAACTTACTGGACTTGCTGGGATCGTACACCTGGACGCGATTGGCCGGATTGACCTCGGGGGTCGCAAACGGAGAGACAACTCGCGGCGTGGTCGGCAACAGCCCGGGAAGCAGATTATTTTTGGGCGGTTCTCCCGCTGGCAAGGGAATTTGAAATTCGCCCAACCGTTTCTTGGTTTCTGCAACGATGCGCTCCTGGCGTGTGATCTGGTCTTGGAGTTCATCGGCCGGGGCAAGGCTGGGTTGCAAGAGTTGGTCGAGTGTCGCGGTTTGCTTGGCCTTATTCTGCACTTCGTCCATGCCTCCCTTCGTCAGTCCCACCCATTCGGCGACTTTCTTCCCGGCAGCAACGAACGCAGCGCCAAGTGAAACCACCGCACCAGTCACCGCCAGTACGGGGTTCCGACTCAGGAGCGTCATGGCCGCACGCAATGCGATCATTGCCACCGTCGCATACCGAAGACCACCAGCCAACAGCGGCAAAACCATAACCAGGCCACCAATCACCGTGCCGATAACGATGGCGCGCCCGATGAATGAGCGAGTTGCGGGATCGAGCTGCACGAACGAATCGGCGACCCAGCGAATGCCAGCGGTCAGTTTCTCCAAGTATGGAACCAATTCACGGCCAATGACGGCTCCCAAGTCCGCAAACGCATATTGGAATCGCTCATACGCGGCTGGATTCGCCAATCGCGATAGTCCAACAATCGCACTCAGCCCGGACCCAAATGCCGTCGCACCCAGTCCTGAAATTGCTTTGAGCCGGTTCTGGTACGCTTCCAGTCGGCTATTGAGGATCGTGAGTGTGCCCAAATATCGCCCCTGCTCGGCGATGATGGTAGCATTGTTCCCCCGGCGTTGAGCCGCAGCCAATTCTTCCTGCAGCCGGGCTTGCTCGCGAATCGCCTGTCGTCCGCCGGGCGATTCGATCAGTCGGTTCAATTGCTGCTGATAGACGATCTGCCGTTGGAGGTTATAGACCGTCGCTTGCTGAAACTCGAGCGCCTGGGCAGTCGCGGCATTGCGTCCTACCGGCGATTGCAGCACCTTGGCCTGTGTCTCCATCTCGCGGATGCGCTGCAGAGAACTCGTCTGCTGGAGCCGTTGTTGCACCACCTCGCGCTGGGTGGTGGCTTTTTGCACCTGCGGCGTGTCCATCGTTCGCAGCATCTGCTTTTGACGCAGGAGTTGCTTTTGCAGCTCGACAATCTCCATCGCCCGATTGCGGGCCAACTCAGCGCGGGTAGCCTTGATCTCACCGGTGCTATCTCGCATTGGTGCGCGGATCGCCTCGGCCAATCGTCGCGTCTCCATCTTGGCAAACGCGATGTCCTCTTTCGCTTCAGCCCGGCGGGCATCGGACCAGGCACGGATCATCCCATCCATGGCCATGCCACCCGGCGGCTGAACCATCTCCGTTAGGCTGGCGGGAATCGTCGGCGTCGGTTGCGCTCGAGGATTGGGATTGGCCACCGTCGGCACATTCCGGCCACCGGATTTCCCTTGGTTCTCACCGGCGCTCGTGTTCGCTGGCGGGGGTAGATTCACCTTGGGCAAAGCGGCAATCGCCTCGACAATCGCGGGGGCGATCGGCTCTGGTGGGCGATTGATCGCTGGCGGCATCGGCGCAGCTGGAGACGGCGGCACCGCTGGTTTCATCACCTGCGGTTGCGCTCGAGTTTCGCCGCTTGGTGGCAGCGATTGGGGATTGCGGTTGCTGGGTTGCGTTGGGCTGCTCGCATTGGCGGCGGGCGGTCGTTGGAGCAGACTCGCAGGCAACGGTGCTCGGATCTCGACAATGCTCACCGGCAACGGCGTTTGAATTCCGCTGAGCGTGTTGCCCATCGTGGGTGCCGAGCTCGGAGGCAGGCGGGCAGGCATCGGCGCGGGCACCGGCGTCGGCACGGCCATTGGCAACGAGGCAGGCACCATGGGCAAGCGGGCAGGCACCGGCGTAGGCACCTGGGCAGGCACCATGGGCGGGAGGGCAGGCAGGCGGGCGGGCATCGCAGGAGGCACCACCGCGGTGGGCAGCGCAGGCGGGCGGGTGGGCGATGTCGGCACCATCGACGCGGGCGGCGCAGGCGGTTCCGGCGGGCGGTTCCCGCGTGTCGATTCGATGGCCGCGATGATGGATTGCGTTGCAGCCGTTGAGGTTGGCAATGGCGTCGCGGGCGGCGCAACCACACTCGGTGCCGAGGCTGGCGTTGGAGCCGATGTCACCGGTGTGGGAAGCGGGACGATCGGCGGAACGATCGGCGTGGCGGGGGCCACCGATTGAACCGGGGGAGTTGGAATGGCGGTTGAGGGCGTGGGCGGAATGCGACTCGGCGCAGTGGCTGCCTGCACCGGCGGAGCGGTGGTCAGCACCGATGGCGTCGGGATCGGCTCGCCGGTCGGCTGATTGGGGGTCGGCATCACGCGCGGGCGGGCGATCTGGCTCGCTTGTGCGAGTCGATCTTGCGTCAGCCGGGCTTGGGCCAGATAGCTTTGCCGCGCTTGCTCGATGGTGCTGATGAGCGATTGGCCGCTGCGGAGAATCGAATACGGATTGACCACCTTGCTCGCCGTGGTGGTCAGCCCGGCGATCTTCTGCATCAGGACATAGCGTTCCTGAAGCAGTCGATTTTCGTCTCGGACCAATTGCGGCGCGGCGGCGGGAGTGGGAGCGGCGGCCCCCGGTTGCGGAGGCTGCCGCGATTGCGTGGGTGTGCCGTAGACAACGGCGTCGATTTGCTTTTGCTTGGCTTCGGCGATCTGCCGCTGTTTTTCGAGGTCCTGAGCGATGTCGCCGCGAACTTCGAGTTGGATGAATGCCGACCCGAGTTGGAATTCATCCATGCGTCACCTCACGATTTGTTGATCTTGGTTCGGTTTCTTCGCTTGGCGTCTCGCTGTTTCGCTCGCTTGGCCGCTTGGGCGGCTTCGAGTTGGGCCAACAATTCCGCCTCGGTGAAGTGCCGAACAATCCCGGTGTCAGGCTCATACAAGCAGCGGTAATAGCCGATTGAGAGCCACTGTTTTCGTTGCTGAATCACCGCCGGTTCTTGCGGCCGACGCCGAATCTGATCTTTCTTTGGCCGGAAATAGACATCTCGCAGCTCTCGCCAAGTGAGTCGCAAAATATCGCGTTTGCTCAATTGGAACGGCTCATTGACGAGAGCAGCATAGATTTCCTCGAACGGAGCAGGCTGATCGTTTACGCGGGTTTCGCTCCCGCGCCCCGGTTTGGGTCAACGCTGATCCGTTGCAAGGCTTCCAGGATGGCCGGTGCCTGATCGCTGGCCATCATGCGTTTGACAAATTGCCGATCAATGATCGGGTGGTTGACGCGAAGGCACTGAAAGAGCAACTCTTCCATGCCGAGCGGGGACGCCTGTGCTTGCGAATACCCGACGTTGCCATAGCGGAAATATCCCGCAGCAATCTTGGACTCAACCGAGTCCTTGAGCTGCGAAAATAGCGCATGATCCGTGATATCCGATCCCGGCGCGGGCCGAAGTTTGTCCACCTCGGCCAGTGCCTGGCGAATCGCAAATCGCTCGAAATTGGCGATCACGGCAAGCGTATCCCACGGCATAAATTCGAGAGTAATACCCTCGAATTCGATCTGCTCCGGGGTCGCCAGCGCATCCGCAAGATAGGTCTGTCCCATGGTTTAGCTCACAATATAGATGCCGTTGGATTTGAACGTGGCCGAGTAACTGACCAAGCCCTTCACTTCAAACGAATAAGTGAAGGCGATTGCCATGAATGTGCCTTGGATTTGATAGCCAGCATCCATGACGATTTCGATATTGCCACCAGCATCGACCAGCGGCGGATCGCCTTGTCCGGCGGTGGGAAAGTCGGCCTCAATCGTCAATTCGAGACGCTTCACGCCGTTGAGGCGGGTCTCGTATGCCGAGCCAGTCGAATCGGTGTCCGCGCAAGTGCTGGTGGTATCGAGGTCGTCAACCGTCTCGTTGGCGTTGGCTCGCTTGACGCAAAGCACCGAGCCATCCAGTGCAATCGCACCGTTGTAGCCTTGTAATGACATTACCCCACCCCCTCGATGATGAGCTTGTAAATCGCCGGATTGACGGTGTCCTCATTGGTGATTGCCAAGAGGTTTTCGGTTGACGAGTTGGCCGAGTATCCATCGGCATCGGTGCAGCCAAGAGCGAACATCCCGCCTTTTTTGACCCGCACGCTGCCATCCGTGGTTCCCAACCAGGAATCAAATCCGTTTGTTGTGTGCGGTCCAATCAGCACGGAACGAGCCAGATTCGCGGAATCAAGCTGCAACACCACCATTTTCACCTTGGTGATGGTGTTGCTGTTGCCTACGAAATCCTTGAGCGTGCCGCCCAGATCGATGGTGGTGCTGCCACCCGCTGCAATGGTGAATCCGTTCGCGCGGGCGAGCACGCGATTGACTTGGCCGGCGGATGTGCCAGCCGTCAAGTTAATCGTCTGATCGATCGATCCCGTGTTGGCGGTGACGCCGCCGGGGGCCGTGTCATCGCTGAAATCCCAAGAGCCGATGACTCGCAATTTGCCCGTGATACGCTGTGCCATGCTTATTCCTCCGCGTTGAATTTCGCCGAATACGTCATCGCCGCCATGAACACCCGCTTGCCTTCCTGATCACGGTCGGGCACCCCTTGGACCGTGTATTGCTCTCGATAGCAGCGCACGTTGGCATCGATGCCGACCGAAAGCGGCTCCAGAAATGCACGCTTCACGCGCTGGGCCAAACTCTCGACATCCACCGCGGATCGGTTGAAAAATCGCAGCAGGAACTTGCCGGTGACGATGCTCGGAGCGGCGCACGGCACCTGATAGCTGGGCACTTCGCCCTGATGGATCACGACCGCAGATGGCACCATCGGCGAATCCTCGGGCACCTCCGTGAGATACACCGTCGGCAGGCCGGCCACGCTGTCCAGTCGCTCGATCACCGCTTGCAAGAAGGTCGCTGCCATCAGGAATTCCCCAGCGTTTCGCCCACAATCTGAGCCAAATTCGGTGCTTCCAACGCCAACACGTTGGTCAAGAAATCATGATTGGTGGCGATCAGCCGCCGAGCGTAAATCATGTTGGTGCCCACGCGGGCGACCTTGCCATCGACAGCCACCTCGTAGCCGATGCTTGCTCGCAATCGCCCGGTCAGCTTGCGCGGTGGTGCTCCCGGAGTCGCGGGAGTGGCGGCTCGATAGGCAATGCCACCGCGTTTGGTCTTCACGCGCTTGCGGGGTGCGGGCACCGACACGACTTCCTTGATTCGCCCGCTGAGAAAGATGGCGGCGGCGGTGAGTCCACGCCCGGCGGCCCGCTCGACTTCCTCGGCGATTTGCTCAGGGGTTCGCATTTCGCACCTCCTCGGCGATGATGACCGTAAATTCGCTCATGGCACCGATTGCCCGTCGCACTTGGATCGCGTGCGCCAAGAAGAATCGCCCCTCGGCGGAGATTCGATCGCCGGCGAGCAGGCCCGTGAATCGGGAAAAGATGCGATGCGTCACAGTCAGCGATTGCATGGCAAACCGCTCGACAACGTCGCTGCTGGCATCCTCGATTCGGCAGGGGATCGCTTGCCCCAAATTTGTCCAGGTTTGGCTTGCACCGCCGGCGGCATCCCGTGTTGATTGCAGCCGTTGCGGGGTCATCGTTTGGTTCAGCAAATGACTGAAATTCACAGGTTGAACTCCTTGTACGATGCCAGCAACTGCCGCACGCTCCCCATCTCACCGACGGTGGACAATGCCGAGGTTGCCGCGTTGGTCAGTTGGCCGACGGTGTACGAGTATTCGCCCAGCGTCTCCGTCGTCAGCGTTGCGCCACCCAGTGGGCCGCTGCGGCGCATCCAGGCCAGCAGCGTGAAAACGGCTTGTTTGAGGTCCTCCGGAATTTCGCCATAGCCGGCGGTGTACACCACCCGGATATTGCCCACACCCAGCGGCCAGGTGGCACCGCTCCGCATCGGCGTTAGGCCGAAGGAACGGCCACCATACGGCGAGTTGAAAAACCCGCCGAAGCTGCCGCCGATGCGCTTGAGCAGCCCCGATCGAGAATGCGTGCTGTCCGATCGGGGCAGGACGTAATCCACCCCGCCGGTCAATTCGGTGTCAGCCGGAAACGCATTTGGGCCATCGCCATAGGCTCCGGTGGGATCAATTCGCACACTGGCGATGTTCAGCACCGGGCGATTGCGGAGCACCAAATCCGAGCGGCCATTGCCGTCGAGGTATTCGGTGTAGCTGGCTGACTCGAATTTGCGGTGGCAAAACGTCTCTACAGCTGCGCTGGCGGCTTCAATCAATGCCAGGAGCTTGTCCTCCTCGGCATCCAGTGTGTCGCCGCCACCGAGTCGCGTTTTCACTTCCGCAAGCGAGATCAGCCCCATTCGTCAATCTCCGCTGTCCAGGAGACTCAGTTGCGGTTCGGTGGACTCCGGTGGATCCGCTGCCACCACTGGCGCGACTGGTGGAATCGCTTCCGGTGCGTTGGAGGCTTCCCGCGTCCGCAGGAGCGTCGCCAATCGGCTTTGCGCTTCCGAGACATGCAGCACCTCCGGTTTGCGGACCAATTTCGCCTTCCAATGGCCTGCCCAAGATTCCCAATTGATGAACAAGGGCACGCCAGCAATTGACAAATCCCGCGTGAAAACGATGTCCTCGGTGCTGGCTTTTCGCACCTGGCGCGAGTCGGTGAACTCGTAGTGGAAGTAAGGCGGCGTCAGTTTGGCGATCGCCCGCATATCGATGAGCATGAGTCCGGTGGCTAGCGCGGCGACTCGCTCGATGCCGGTTCGCTGGGCCGCTTCCTCGCGGGAGTATTCCTCCAGGCGCGGCGTGCCGTTGGGCTCTGCGTTCCAGCGATAGGCCAACGCTTTCTCGATCGGTGGCCCGGAACAATACGGGGCACCGACCAAACAGGGGCCATCGTGCGCTAACGCGAATTGCCACGCGGTGGGCAAGAACGGTTTGCCACCCGGTTCGCAATCCGGGGCCATGTCGGAATCGACCATCAGCACATAGTCAAAATGCTTGTGCTGGGCGGTGGCGATGGCCGCGTTTCGGCTCATGCTCACCGGCGTGTCATTCATCCGCCACAGCCCGATTTCCGAAATCGTCGGTTCATCTTTGGCCCAGGCATACGCCTGCAACAGCCAATCGACGCAATCGGGATGCTCGACATCTCCACCCGGAAATCGGGCAATCATCAGCGATCGTTTCACGCGGCAATCTCCATGGTCGTTTCTCCCACCGCGAAATTGCGGATTCCACCCGCCGAGAGTCGAACTCGGTATCTCTGATTACGCCGCGATCCGGTTCTAGGTGTCGCGTCGGCAAGCCGTTTGCGTCGTGTGGATTGGATGTTGAAGGATTTGAACCTTCGCACGCGAAGCCGTCGCATCGCGTTATTGCCGCACCTACAAGGTCGTCACAGAGTAGGCCGCAAAGACGCAGGCAAATGATGCCCGCCGCTCTACCAGACTGAGCTAAACATCCGCCATGTCACACGCCCCTAATCGAACGGGATGCACTTGGGTCGCGCCGTTGGCATTGTTTGCGACTTGCACCGGTGCCTGCCCGTCCGCGTGTGGCGAGTTACGACAAATAGACTGCGATTTCTTCTTGGGTGACTTCAATCCGGCAGAGGATATTGATGCCTTTGACGGCGATTTTCTCCAATTGCAGGATGTACTCAAATCCCTCATACATGGATTTGATGGTGCTTCCCGAGAGTAATCCGGGATACGTGCCAACCTTGAGGTTGCCCTTATTCGGCAAAACTTCGAGGGGTTTCGGTTCGTGCACTTCGCTCATTCCGTGTTCCTTTTCGTGAATTTTGTGCCCCTGGCCGGTCTCGAACCGACATGTCCTATGGACAACCATTTTTGGGATGGTCGCGTTTGCTTTTCGCCACAGGGGCAGATGTCGCCGTCTCTCCGGCTGTCACGACCGTGCCAGACGCTCCCGCGCTGGCTTGCCTACTTGTTCGGAGTCGGCTTCTGGGAGCTGTCGTTCCCCCATTTCGGTTGCGGCTTACGTCAGTTGCGGATCGCCGCCGGTGGTTTTCTTCTGGGCGATCAGCAGAACGCCGTAGACGCCGCCGCTGGTGGCACTTGCGACCGTGGCCGTCGCACGGACGAATCGCGTTCCACGCTTGAAATTGATGGTTTGCACGACTCGCTGAGCGGCACCGCTGGTGAAGCCGCTGAAGCTGGCTCCCTCGATGTCGGCCCAGTTGTTGGTCCCATCGGTGGACTCTTGCAGTTTGACGGTGTGCGTACCATCGGTGACCGCACCGGCCACCAACACCGCCGAATGCTGCAACTCACCACCTTGCAGATCGACCGACGATCCGGCCGCGTTCGTCGTGCGGGCAACCAGCGACATGGCCATGCCGATCAGCGAACCGTTCTTCAGATCCTGTTGGAAATTCATGGGGTCCCCCGTGGGTTCCAGGGACTCTCGGGCAGTCCCCGGAACGGTTGATGCGGCTTATCCGATCAGCAGTTGATCGCAAAATACGAACGGTTTTTCTTGGGTCAGGGCAAAATCGACCCGCATGATGCAGCGGATCGCGGTTTGATCATTGGCGAAGTAATTGCCGGATTGGTCCATGGCCATTTCCATGACCCCATACCGAGCAATCAGCGCGTGCCGGAAATTCCCGAGCAGGGTATACGTCAGGGTGGTGCCTGTCCCCTTCACGCGGGTATTGCTGATCTGCGTGCTTTGCAGCACCGGGACGTTGCGGAGCCGATCGGGCAAGCCCTTGGCGAGATCGCCCATCGTCAACCAGAACAGCGATGCACCCTTGCCATCGCCGGCGGTCACCGAGTCGGCCCGGCGATTGCTCAGCGCGGCGAACAATTCGGGTCGCATAATGAACGCAGTCGGGCCAGTGGGATCGTTGGCCGCGAACACTTTCGAGATCATCACCGCCGGATCCTCAAACGAGAACGTGTTCCCGTTTGCGCCGACCGTGTTGGCGGTGTGCGGCGTGATTCCGGTGTGATTGATGATGCCGCGCGGCTCGAAGGATGAACCGGCCCCTTCGAGAAACGCCTTGTCCTCGAAGATTGCACCCCGTGCCGCGAGCGAGTTGCGAACAATCACCTCGATGCTCGGGTTGGTGTATCGCAGCGAGTCGTTGCTCATCACCACCAGGCCGGCGGCCCGCTTGGCGGACAGGATCAGATTGCCGAGGTTCGGCTCGGAATCCGCGATGGTCTTGTTCTCGCCGCCGATCCAAGTGAATGACGGATCGGTGGTTTGGCGGGCCATGACCAGTTGGCCGCTGGGCGGCAGCGTGATCGTCTGGGCACCCGCTCGCTCCACCACCACCTGCGGACGCATCAGCTCGATGATGCTGTTGGCCATCTGCGGCATGACCAACGCGCCGCCGGTCGTGTCATCGCCGAACGCAGACAGGGCTTTCGCCCCCTTCTTGGCGGCGGCCTCGTATGCAGCCGCTCCGAGTGCCATCTTGGCAACCAACCCCTTCAGGCCGGGGCTCGTCTGCTCGATCGCATACGGATCGAGCGGAACCAGGATGCCGCCGTTTTGCGGCAGCGCGAAGCCCGCCGCAACCAGGTCCTCATGCACCAGTCGCTCACCCTTGGCGTGCGACCAGTCCTTTTCGGCGATCGCACGATAGATGTTCGCGTAGGAATACGGGGCAGAATCCTTCGGCAGCGCACCCTTGACGATGCCGAACAATTGGCCGGGATTCTGCCCCGGAGCGTATTGCGGCGTCGATTTCGCGGCGGCAGGATTTGCCGGTGCAGTCGGGGCCGGTTCACCTGCGGCGGTGTTGGCGGTGGCTTGGGTCACCGCATCGTTGAGCCGGTTGAGCGCGTCGAGCAGCGGCTTTTTCCCGCTGGATTTCTTCTTCGGCTTTGGCATGTCGTCTCCAGTCTTTGAGGGAAAAACCGCTGGTTAGCTCAGCTTTGCCGCCGAGCCGAGAATTTTGGCAGTGATGGCATCAAGCAATTGGATTGCCTTTTCGTCATCGTCGGAATCGTCGGACTTCGCATCGTCGTCCGAGTCATCGCTCTTGTCGTCGGCATCGTCATCCGAATCGCCGCTCTTGTCGCCATCGTCGGCGTCGTCCGATTTGTCCGCATCGTCATCGTCGGAGTCGCTATCGTCGTCCTTGTCATCATCATCCGGGATGAGTTCCATCTCGAATTCGATGTCCGGGTACAGGTTCGCCGATCGCTCAATCAGCCCGTTGGCGTACTCGCGGTTCAGCTTTCGGAACGATCGCAACTCCTCGATGATCTCTTGCCGTTCATTCAGCGGCATGAGTTCATCCACCTTGGCGAGACAAGACCGGGTCAGCGCATAAAGCGTTTGCATCGCGGTTGCGCCGGGCGGCACCGCATCCGCGCTTTTGGTCGTCGTTGGAGTCTTGGGTTTTTGGGGCATGGCGATGTCGCTCGCGGGTTGCGGTGGATTGGAGACGGATTGCGATTGAATGGATTGTGATTTCCGCCTGGGGAACTTGCCAACATCGGCAGGGACCACCACCATTGCCGGCGACTCCAGGCGATACGGTTCCAGCGTCTTAATCAGCGCGGGAGTGAGTTGCTTCGATCCGATTCGGCCATTGGCGAGATGTCGGGAAATCGCCTCCTGATTGCAGCCAACGCCCACCCATGACCATTCGGTGAGATCAATCTTTTTGTGGACATAGATGGGCCATTTCGCCCCGAGTTTCTGCGACTCTTCATCCGAGAGACGCACCGATTCCAGCGACATAAAGCCGATCGAGGTGGCCCGAATCGTCTTTTCCTCGACCAGTCGATAGATGAGTTCCGCCTCGGGGAGCACCTGCGAGAAATAGCAGGTGGCCAACACGCGATCGGCCTCCACCATCACCGAGAGCGATTTCTCGGGCGATTCGCTGGTGCCGACCGGAAACGGGAGTTGCTGGTGGTTGAAAAACACCACCGGATTTTTTCGATAATTGATCAAGCTGAAGGCTTCCGGCTCGACGATCTCGAATTCCCGATCGACGGCCCGGCTGGAGATGACCGCTTGGGCGGACATCTTGCCGATGTCGAGACTCACCACCGCATCCTTGACCACTCCGGAGATCAGCGATTGCGGGGGCAGCAGCAATTTTGGCGATTCGGGCATGTCGGGCATGATGGTTCCCCTTTATGACAAGACTTCGATGACGGTGCACATGCAGTGCGGATGCAGCGGCGCGTGATCGATGACCGCATACGGGCCACCGCGTGAATCGACATGGAACGGCTCATCCAATCCCACCACCTGGTTGTCGAGGGCTTGGCAGCGCGGGCAGGAATCCGACGATGCCAGCCATCGCTTGCCGCTGACGATGCCGGTTTCTTTGGCGGCCATGATTTGGCCTGCGTGCATGGCCCGGCTCGCCTCGGTCATGGCAATGGAGGTGGCTCGCACCGGATCGACGAAAATGCTCTGCACGCGCTGCGACAAGCGGGCAATCGCCTCGCCTTGTTCCAGTCCGGCCGCCAACTCCTCGCGGAGTTTTTGGCGTGCCGTATCGATTTGCCGGGTGGAGGTGGCGTTGGTGCTGGCTGCGAATTGCAGGGCCGCTTGCTGGATGGCAAGCAACACCTGTGGCCGGAATACGTCAAAATCGAGTGGGAGACTGGCCAACAGCGATGGATCGGACTTGAGCCGCATTCCGGAAACAGACCGCTCGCGGATGCGAACGGCCTGCCGGATGCGGCGAATCGCATCGTGGCCACCCTGGTGCCAATGCAGAGTCAGCATCGGCTGGATGTGATCGACCAGGACGGAATTCCACCGTGCGAGATTGGGCGTGGGGTTGCCGGCAGCAATGGCCGCACGCACTTCGCGCAATTGGCGTGCGAATACGGCCCGGAGCAGTCGGGAGATCCCCGCGCCGCTGGGAATGCGTCGGCCGTGGCGGGGATCAATGGGCATGGCTTATTGCGCGACCGCCCCCGCTGCGATATTCCGGATCATTTCACCCAGATCAATCTTGGCGTCACCGATCTGGAAAATGAACAGAGTCGTTTCGGAACCAGGCAGACTCACCGCAAAGCCGCCTTGGTTCGTCGCCGGTTTCGCCGGCCGTACCACGTGAAAATCGACCTTTTTCCCACCACGAAACGCACGGTCAATTTCCAATTCCATCTGTTTGATCAGCGAATCCATCAGCTCGCGACTTGGTTGTTCACCGGTGCGACTGGAAGTGATTTGGGGATTGCTCATGTCTCGGCTCCATGGCCCTTGGGTGAACAACGCCAGTGCCGAAGGGCGGCAGCAACATCGGCGTTGAGGTCGGCATCCTGCGCCAGCCCATCTCCATCGGAGTCGGCGTCCGTGGCTACGTCGGTCTCCGATGTGGCGTGCGGGTCAGGCTGGCGCAGGAGTGTTTCGTCGGGGATTTCCCCAGTGTTCAGCGGCAGCGGTGCCAGTCCCATCGCAACCAGCGGATCATCGCCACCATGCTCGTAAGGCTCCAGCCCGTAGCGCGAACGGGCCTCATTCGGCGTCATGCAGCCGTTGCGGAGCAGCATTTCGGTATCCGATCGCTCGGTATCCGGATCGCTCGGGGTCAAATCGTCCCACCAAGCGCGCAAATCGCTGTCAAATCGCGGACATAACTTTTCGCTCAGGACATCGCCGATGTAGTGCGTTCGCGGGTTAATCACATGCGAACAGAATTGGGACATCGCCGCGATGAATGCGGCACGGTTGACATCCTCAACGAATCCCGCGATGGATTTGGTGATGCCCCAGATGCCAAGGACATAGTCCCGCATCTGATCGGCCGACTGGATGTAGGCCAATTCGTGATCGCCCGGCGGCCGGCTCAGGGTCGCGCCGGGCGGCAAGATCATCGGCCGATCGAAGCCCGTCTCACCCGCAAATCGCTGAAACCACTGTTCCTCGATGCGGCGAATATCCTGATCGGTCGGGTTGATGTCCGTCGGAATTTGGATCACGCTGCCGACGTTTGCCCCGTGTTTGCAGGCGAAAAATCGACTCGCTTGGATCGATTCGTATACGTCGATGATTTCCGCACCCGCTTGCATCGGAGCATGGCCGCCGGTCTTTGAGAGCGGCGACTTGTAGCGGAACGCAATCAGATCATCGGCATCGAAAATCGCCGGCGAAGCAGCCCGGCCACCAGAAGCGGCGTCGAATGGCCGGATCTCGTAATAGTCGATCAGCCGATCCTTGCCGAGACTCACCGGAAACACCCAGTGCGATGGCATCACCCACAATTCGCAGACCTGCCCCGCGCCGTTTTCGACGGGCCACAGATAGCCCAGGCCGGTGAGTTCCAGGAACATAATCAGTTCCCGCCAGAGATCACCGCCGGTGTCGGGTTCGTTGGGATCGCGCAGCAACCGCACCAGTGGGTGATTGCTGTCGAGGTATTCCAGCTCCTCATGCGGCATCAGCGTCGTGAGTGCTTTTTTCCGAGCGTGGATCGGTACCCGCTTGCTATTTGCTGCGTTGATGCGCTTGGTGCCCATTCCCTTGGGGGCATCGGCTCGATTGGAGATGCGGGCCACCGATGGCGGATGCGTGGCCACCATGCGGCCAATGCAATCGATCGCCCGATAAACCCAGTGGTTGTAGTGCCGAATCTGTTCGAGCGGGTTGCCGGTCCAGCCGCCAAGCGTGGTGCCGTAGCGAAACCCGCCAAGCATGCCGGCCATCTGCCGTTCGCCAGGTGATTTCCCGCTACGGAACGCATCTGCCGCCGCTTTTGCGCCAAAGCGAAGTGCGTCCCAAACTCGGATGATCGCGCTGCGTTTCCCCATGTGGGCAAGATCGCTGATGAGCGGGGAACATGCCAAACCGCATCAGATCAGTCGGAACGCCGGTCGATCGACCAACTCGCGGAATGCTCCGGTGCTGGCATCCACGATGTCATCGTGTTTGGCCATCGGAAACAGCGAAATCTCATCCAGCCAATCGCGGTTCCAATGCCCCCGCAGGAGGTACACCAGCCCCTGTTCGGCCATCGCCGCGAACGGATGGGCCCGCGTCACCTTGTCGCCGGTGGGACAATGCTCGCGGACCACCCAGCCGGCCAACTCGCGGGCATAGAATTGGATGAGCGATTTCCCCGCGCTCCCCGGCTCGCGCTCGATCACGATCGGGATATTCTTGCCATCGAGTTTCGCCGTCTCGATGATCTTTGCCTGAACCTGGGCGGGCGATTCGCGCAACCGGGCCATGTGCCGAATGTAAAACGCCCCCTTGTTGGCAGCGCGGCCCATGCGGATGCCAACACTCCAGTCCGGGTCTTCCGCCTCATCCGGGCTGGTGGCGGCCAAGTCCCAGTATCGCACCTCGGTGAGCCGTTCGGGCAGCGTCTCGACAACCGGGAACCAATTCTCCCGCATCATCGCGCCGGCCGGATCAAGGAAATTGGCATCGAGTTCCTGGGCCGCGAAATGGCTCGTATACTGCTGGCGAGTCGTCTCGGCGAAGTTCGTCGGCAGGAATGGGTTATCGGCTGACTTCGCCTGAAACAGTGCGACATTGGGCCGGTTGGTGGCAAATTGCTCATAGGTCCAATGCTGCCGGCCCTTCGGCGTGAATGTCGCCGACAACCAACCCTGTTCGCCTGCTTCGCGCAAGCGGCCGATGCTGATGGTGAACGCCTCGCGCTCGGTGAGCGATGCCTCATCCAGCCAGACACCACTGGCATTGGGCCCGCGCAGCGATTCGGGATTGTCCGCTGAGCGGAACAGCACTTCGGCGGTGTTGCCCAATGTCACCGCGAAATCGGATTTGTGCCATCGCCCCCAAAATCCGGTGTGTTCGGCGATGCTGCGAAATGTCCGGAATGTGGCATCGCGGAGGGTGCGATAACTCGGCGCAACCACCAAGTACAACCGGCCCGGCCGCGTGCGGGCGAGCAGATCATACGCACCCACCCACGACTTGCCGCTGCCGATGCCGCCGCAGAATCCGCGATAGAGCGCAGTCGATCGGCGAAATGCAAGCTGCACTGGGTACAGCGACACACTAACCCGGTGGCGGGCCTTCGGCGGTGGGCTCTCGGTTCGGTTCCGCTGGTAACGATTTGGCTTCATGCGTTGGGCTCGCTCGTTCTTGTTCCACGATCACATACCGCGTCGCTCCATCGCCCCCCGATTCCGGCGGCTGCCGATCGACTCGCCCCCAGCGTTCCGGATAACGTCGTTCCAAGAGCCAAGCGGCCGCTTGCCATGATCCTCGATTCGCCGCATGTCGGATCGCCAACAAGGCATTCAGTTCACCAATCGCCAGCCCCTTTTTTATGGCGTGGTAAAACTCCAAGTACAGACGCTCGCTTTCCTTCGGTTTTGCCTTGGAATTCAGGCTCAATCGACTCGCTTCCTTCCGTCCGCGGCGCATCCAGCGAAACATCGTCGTGCGATCCACTTCGAGCAGCCCCGCCAGCGTCTCCAAATACAGCACCGCCGGCAGATATTGAACCGTGCGATTCAAAATCTCCGGCGTCAGTGCGGGTGGTCGGCCACCAGCGTTTCGCTTCTTGCGTGGCGTGCTCATTCTGACAATGTCGATGCCGAGGCGGGAACTTGGCAACTCGCATCGGACTGCTGGCGAATCCGCTCCGCCGCAATCCGGGCATGCTCACGCAGCGGGGCCGATGGGGATGCCAACTGCAATGGCAACAGATGCAATCGGATCGCTTCCACCTCCTCGCGGGCATCCACTTCCACAGCCAACGGATCGATTGCTGAGCTGCTCGGGGTGTGCGACTCCAACAGCCGATTCAGATCCCGTTGGGCGGTGAGTGCGGTTTTCAAGTCTGCCACCTTGATCGCTCGAATGTACAAATCATTGAGCCGAGTATATGCCACCCCCAGTTCGTGGTGGTGATCGAATGACGCAGCCAAGCGGATTCGTTGTCTCGCCTCGTCGATCAGCTCACCGATCTCCGATTCCGGGATCTCCAATCGGCTGGCCGCTGCCGTCAGTTCCGGCCCGGTCAGGCCAGACACCATCAAGAGGATCAGCCGATTCAACTGCGGATGCTCGCTGGTCGCCATAAAGCTGGTCCATCCAAGAAGCGTGAAAGGAATACAGTTCGCCATCGTCGCAAATCGTGAATTGCTCGATACTTCGGCACGTTCGCAAGTTCGCCGAGGACTCGACAACGAATGCCGGTCCATCGGCAAAGCGCATGAGGATGATCTTGGCATGGCAACGCGTCGCCAAAAACCATCCGCGTGGTTCTCCATATCGCACCAACTCGGTTTGCAACTGCGTGCAAACTTCCGCATCTTCGGAAGCCTGGTAGTATTCCGAGACGATCAACGTAGCCCGCTGAATTCGCTCGGAGTGCAGATCGGCGATGAGTGCATCGGCATTGCGACGATTGAAGCCGAGCGTGGCCAACCGCAACTCCTGCACCGGGCGGGCAACGCGCTCGAGAATCGCCGGGATCAGCAGATACGAATCGAAATTCCCCGTAATAATGTGGTGGTGCATCTCGCCAGGCACCGGCAAGCGCTGAATCGCCTTGGCCGCATTCTCCAAACGCAACTGGTTGAAATACCGCCGACTGGAAATCGGCTGCACCTGGGCCGCCGGCGGCTCCAACGCAATCCCCCGGTTCCGCGATCGAGCCACCTGCCGAGGATCATGCACCACCCCCAGCAACTCATCCAACAGCGCATCCTCACGCATCCTGAGTCTCCATACTCACTCCGGATCATCTCCGCAACGAATGGAGCCTGCCCAATCATCGAGGAACTTGGGAAAGTCGATCAGTCGAACATGAAAAGATTGATCGTCGATTGATTCGAAATCTCTTCGTGACCGTTGTCATAGTTCCAGTGAACTACGATCTCGTAGGAACGCGGAGACGACGGAGTTCGGCGTTCAATGTAAGGTAACATAATATCAATTGGAGTATCCGGTCCAAAAGATGGAATCGTTCTGGGAATACAGGCTTCGAGAACTAGATTCCCAAATTCGAGAAAAATTGGTTCATCGGGCAAAGTAACCCGAACCCGAACATTTCGAGCGAGTCCACGTCCGTTATTGAGAATGCGAAGAGCAATCGAACGAGAAAGCAACGTTGTTGATTTTGATCCATCGCGCAACGCATTTGGATCAATCAACGCTGCGAAAACAATCACATGTGCAAGGGGTCGTGTCGCTTGAAGTCGCATGAGTTGAGCAGATTGCCGCGAAATCTCAACCGCATCTTTCATGATTTGAACTTGGTCGGAAAATGATTTTTGGGATGCTTCCTGTGCATCTGCCGTGCGGGCCAATTCAATTTTGGTTGCTTTCAAATCTGCACGCTGCAAAAGGATTGTGAAGATCAGCGCAGCAAACGCAAATCCTGAAAAAATCGCATTTAGACCACCGAAAGAATCACCAGATTGCCCTCGTTTTTCCCAATCTGTTTTTTCAACGATCGGAAAATTTATGTGGGCGTAATAAAAATATAAACATACAATCAGTGAAATGAGTACAATGCTTCCAAAAAAAGCCAACCAAGATGGTACTTGCACATCTGTTTTGGTTTCGCTCATCGTCGTCCTCAACTTTCTAATTGAACTCTGATCTGATCCAAAATTGGATCAGGAACGGACCAAATTGAGAGCTTGCCGGGACAAGGAATCGGCTCTCGAAATCGCCGCGCATCTGACAAGATCCACGCGAATGGGCACGTTTCATGCGGATGGCTGCTCATCCATGGATATTGTCTGTGAGCCTCGGGATCGTCCAGTGCAACACAATCCACGAGATTCACGACGCCAACAATCAGATCACCTTATTTTCGCTCGAATTGAGCCGTTTTTCGATGTCAGTTGCCTTATCAAATCCGGTGAAATGAGCCTCGTTTTTGTCTTCCTCGCGCAAATACATCCAGTGGCTGTAAAGGTTGATGGGGCTGGAGCCAGAAGCGAAATGATAGACGTAGAAAACTTCTTCTCCACGGTAGTTTTTCGTTCGCTCCCCGAGATACCAACTGCCATAAACGGAGCAGAACGCTAATACGTTGATGCCAGTTGGAATTGGGATCTCGGCAGCATTGAAAACCACAAAATCAACAGTTGGATTGGATTCCGTTGGTGGGCTTACTTCCATCCAATGGCTGATTTCTGATTCCAAAACCGTGTAGTCGTGTGTGCAGAAAAACGCATTTTTTCGCTGGATCCATCTCACGATTTGCCAGATTCCTTCTTGCGGCGTGAATGCAAGAATGTCGATGTCTATTCGTGGCGGTGTGACTCGGGCATCGTAAATTTTCCGAAACATGTGCTCTCCAGTCAGATCGAAAGAAATGGATTCATCCGCCGATGGCTTCAAGCCGCTGTTCGATTCCTGACGCATAATCCGGCGACAATTCACATCCCAGGAATTGGCGACCGAGACGCTTGGCAACCGCCAGAGTTGTTCCGGAACCGGCAAATGGATCCAGCACCCAATCGCCTGGATTGGTGGATACCCGGAGGATGCGCTCGAGGATCGCTTCGGGCATCTGACAGGGGTGATTGGTGCGCTCCTTGAACGTGCCGCAGACCCGCGACACTGCCCAAGTATCGTCATGCGGGCTGAAACAACGCTCATCCGCCTGCGGGCGAAGCACCCAGGTATCGTCCGGAAGTTTCCCTCGTGGATTGGCACGCGGGTCGGCATAGGCGGTCTGGCGCGCGGATGGCACCCGCACCGCATCGGCATTGAAGGTGAATCGCTTGGGATCAGCGACGTAATACAGAATGTGAGCATGCGAGCGGTTGAATTTCTGAGTGCAATTCACGCCAAAGGTGTAATGCCAGATGATCCAATTCCGCATCGTCAAGCCAAGTGCATCCAACCGCACTTTCAGCTCGGCAACGAATTCATCGCCGATCGCCACATAGACGGAGCCGGTCGGCTTGAGCATGCGCTTGATGGCGGCGAGCCAGTCTTCGGTCCATTGCAAGTAATCAGCGCGGGATCGGCGATCGTTGTAGCGATCATATTCGTAACCGATGTTGAACGGTGGATCGGCGAAGATCAGATCCATCGTCGCCGCCGGCCAGCGCGGGAGCAATTGCAGGCAATCGCCGATGTATATGCCCGGTGAAATGATGGTCATGGCTTCACCACTTTCCTGGCATAGAAGCCGGGTTCCATGCGAATCTCGATTACGAATTGCTCCATTTCGCCACCCGATTTGGGGATGACATCCACTTTAAGATCTCGATTCTCCATCCATTCCCATCCGTCGTGATCATTAAAAAGATGCTCAGCGAATTCTTCCGCTGCCCAACGTGAATTGTGCGCATCAATTTCGTGTGGATCTTCACCATCATCGCCATGCAAAGTGCAGATAAACATCATCGAAACAGCTCCATTGACGATTGCCTCCCGGCACCCGAACATGGGCACCGGGAAGCAAAATCCACCTGAATTCAAGTCGCAGATTGATCCAGCAGGATCAGCCAGCAGATTGCGTTGGGCTGCTTGGCAGATCGGGAATTGGCCTCCAATGCGTTGGCAGTTGGTCTGGAGCAAACTCGTGTCCCGATCCAGCGCAAATCCAGGTTGGTGGAGGATTGCGGTGGAACAACAGGCGATCCCGATCCCAAAAGCCGATCCGCACCGCGGGTTTGGCAGATTGGCGGAATAGCAGAATCCTGGTGCCATCCTTCGGAGCGATGTCGATCGGCAGCCAGCCGTTGTTGGTAATCAATCCCAGCAACACATGCCCGTGACACGCTTCTGGGGCGCACCAGCAACCGAGTACCTTGCCGCGCAATTGCGGCAGATCCCGCAGCAATTCCCGCTGCGTTGCGATCCAATGCAGATACTGGATTACCACCACTTCGCGGGGTGCCGACGCAGTGACCCGAAACGGATTGCCCCACCGAGTTGCGCGGTCGATCCGCGCATATAGCCCCCGCGCGCGGGCCCAGCGAATCAGTTCCTTGTCCGCGCTGCTTTGTTGATTGGCCACAATTGTGGCCCCATCCAACACGTATTGAATCCGTGGATCTGGCATGATTATTCCTCTGGAAACAAAGTCGGCAGAGCGATGCGCTGAGACGGCGGTGCAGGGAGTCCATCGTAGGTGCGGCCATCCAGCGAGCGGCCGGCAAGATGCTTGGCCGGGCCACCCCATTGCTTGAAGAACACCGGCACCTGCTGGGCATCGCATTGGGCGATGATGTCGATCACCCATTCGCGTTCGATCGGACGGGATCGGCTGCCGGACTCGCCGCCGATGATCACCCAGTGGATTCCGGAAAGATCCAAATTTGGAATCGGGCCGAGAAGGGGTTCCAGCGACAAGAACCGGGTCATCGCCGGCACTGCCCGAAGATGATCAATCCGCGACACATATGCCGCGCTCTCGACGGTCACACCCTGCCAGATTTGTTCCGGCCAGGGCAATTGCCCAGCCAGTTCCGAAAGTCGATCGCTTCGCTTGGTCAGGATCTGATACTGATGCCACTTCGCGGCCACCATCGTGGCGAACACGCGCTGGATGAAATCAGTCGGCACATCCACGTGGAACAAATCGCTCATCGAGTTGACGAATACCCGTCGCGGTCGTTTCCACCGCATGGGCAAGTCAATGACATGCTCATGCAGGGTGAGCTCGAATCCGTTGTGATAGCGGTCGGATCCCATCAGTTGCAGGCGGCGGGAGAGCGGTTCCGCGTAGCAGTTGGCGCAACCCGCGCTGATCTTGGTGCAGCCGGTGAGGGGATTCCAGGTAGCATCGGTCCATTCGATGCCTGACGATTCAGCCATGGGAAACCTCCCCGGCGAACCCGCCATCGTTGTCATCGTCTTCCGAATCTTCCTCATCCTCATCCGGCGCGGGCAATTCGTTGCCGATGTCGGAAAACAGACCGACTTCCTCGCCGCCGAATGCGTTGCGGGTCAGCATGAGATCTGCCCGCCAAGCCCCATAACGCCTGACGTTTTCAATGAAGCCCAGGAAATCCGGTTTGACGACTCGGTAAGGGGATTCCAAGCCGGTGCGATCGAGCCCACCGCGACAGTGACAGAGCCCCTCATCCAGCAATGCCAATCGTTGAGTCGGTGTCATCGTCCTAAAAGAATCCACGTTGAACAGGATGACGAAATCGACATCCTCAAAACGTGAGATGGCCGTCACCAGCGGCGTTGGCCGAGTGACTTGGATCAATCGGATTCGACCGTCGGCGTCGGCCTTCCAGCCAAAATGGAACCCGAGAATGATATGAGCTTCCGCTAAATGCGGGTGATAATTGGCAATTTGATGGTCCATGAACTCGTACAGTGCGCGATGATCCCCATCGCGTGACGCGATTTCGATACTCATTGGATTCCCTCGATTAGCTGATCAGAACAATTTGTTGCCGTGTTTGACGGGTCGACTTGCGTTGTATTTCACCTTGGCCTGGATTGCTTTTTCCATGTCCCAATCGCGTGCTGCGGCCAGGTCAAGCACGCGGATGATGATGTCCGCAGCCTCAATCATCCCTGCTGGCAGACCAATGTGAGGGCCAACCTGCTCCAATCCATTCGGGATGCGGGCCAACTCCAATAACTCGCTGACCTCGCTGTGAATCAGGGCAATTTCCTCGGAAATGTGCCGACTCGCAACAGTCGTGCCGCGACCATGACATGCGCCGCATGCCCAAAGAGATGATCCCTCGGATGGTGGGCCGGACTTCGGTTCCCACTGCGTTCTTGTGCCGTCCGAATGCAACAGCACGAGCCCGCTGCCGCCGCAAGACTCGCACCGAGCGCGAAAGCCCTTTTCGATGCTGTTCGCCAGGATTTGCCGGGCAATGCGGTTCAGGCTGAAATCACTGGAATAACTCATTGGAACATCCTTTCAACCGTTTCGGTCTACCAGTTCATATGGATCGACATGGCCACAGGTAGTTGGCGGTTGCGCGGCATCGAGCAGTTCGCGCAGGCATGCTAAGCCGACTCGCGCTGACTCTTGGGCACGCTCCAACGTCTCGAACACCTCGCACTCAAACCAAGCTGAACCGCCGCTGGTGATGATGCGATTCGTCGGGATTGCCACCCGATGGAGGTCGAACACGTGTTCGCAGCAATGCGACTCGACCGCGAATGACGGCGACACGGTGAAGAACCATTGCCCGATTTCGATCTTTCCGAAGGCCATTCCTTACCCCTTCCGTGGTTCGATTCCGACGCGCTGCAATTCCGTTTGCAGCTCTTCCAACGAGTGGACGCACAAGGCCAATCCACCCGTGAGATTCACCGCATCAAGAAACTCTTGCTGATGCGGTTTTGGCTTGTTTCCTGGCAGTTTCGCTTCGATGGCCAGAAAGCGGCCATTGGGCAACATGCCGATGATGTCACTGATGCCCGACTGCGAGCAGAACCGCACGAATCGATTGGTGCGATCGCGCATGCCACCTTGGTTCTGCCGCCAAACAAAGCATCGTTTCAGGCGCAAATAGGCAATCAGCAGATTGACCAGATCCTGTTCGCTCATACGGCCCCCAGAACAACAGACACTGGCACAACTCTGGTCATGACGATTCCTTTCGTGGCATTCGGCCGATCTTTCCAAGCTGGAAATCAGCCTCTTCCGTGAGTCCAATGACCTTTCTTTCCACGAGGAGATCTTCCTCGCGGTATTTCAACTGCTCCTGCCAGAGCGGATTGCGAAACTCGTAGTCCACGAGTCGCATGATCGGTTTCGAATATCGGGGGCGGCCGGGCTCGACTTCCTCGCGGAACCACTGGGCGGTTCGCTCGCCGGCGGGGCAACTGCATGCCACCGTGACGCGGCGAAATGGAGCCACCCAATTGCCATCCCGGACATCGCCCCGGAACGGCACCGAGACAACGGCCATCCCGTTGCACAATGGGCACTTCGGCCCATCGCGGGCCTCACCGCCACCGCGCCGACTGGCATCCCGTTGACGGTGAATCTGGCGTTGGATGTAGGCCAATTGCTCTTTCCGCCAGCCGGGGCGGTGTGGATCCGCCTCCATCGCCGCAAATGCTTGTGCTAACTCGGCTTCGGTATATGCAGCCCGTGAAAAGATCTGGAACCAGGCGTGCAAGTGCTGGATGGCTTTGGCATCGCCGAGGAGCAAGGCACGGTGTTTCTCCACCAGCGAGAGATACCACTCCGGCACGCTCATTGCATCCATTCGTCACCTCCTTCGGGAACCGGTGGTGGAGCGGATTCGGAGAGTTTGCGAAATTCGGCCCGTAGTTCGTCGCGGCTCATCGAGATGGGAGAAGTGTCGCCTGGAGGCTTCGGAAGCGACTGCCGAGGCGGCTGGCCGCCTTTGCGACTGGATTGCTCCTGAGATCGCAACATCCACTTGGTCAGGAAGGCGCGATAGTTTGACTTCCGGCCCTTCGCGCCGATGCTTGCCACCCAGGTGGCGGACTTGGCCAACTCGTGATCGATGTCCACCGCTGGGCAGGCAACGGCCCAGGATGAGCGAATCGCATCGGTGATCCCCACCCAGGTGCTTTGGGCGGGATCGAATTGGATCGGTGGTTTGCCCCAAAGGCCGGGAACCGATTTCGGTTTGGCGGCGGGTGGCGTTGGTTCGGGGCCGGATTGTTCCGGCTCCGAGCAAGAGGAGAGTACAGAGAGGATTCTTCCTCTCTGTATATATTGTTGTTGTTGTTGTTCTTGGGGCGCAGCACGTCCGCGATTGTCCGCATGAGAGGCGCATGTGTCCGCATTTTTTGCCGCATGTGGGGCGCATGTGTCCGCATTTTTGTCCGCATGAGAGGCGCATGTGTCCGCATTTTTGTCCGCATCTGTCCGCACCACGGGCGCAAACAGTCCGTCTTCATGCGGACCATCGGTCAGGGTGTCCGCATTTTCGTCCGCTTCGTCGAAGACATCTTGCGCCGTCTTGTGGACTCGTTGTTTTTCACGGCTAATCGCTTTTCGGCGGTTTTCGAGTGCCCGACGACGGGCTCCTTTTCCGTTGTGTTCTTCAAAGTTCTCAATCTTCAAACTGTTGCCTTGGAATGAAATCCAACCCAGTTCCTCCAAGGCTTGGGCAAAGCCAGGCAGTTGATAAACCATGTCCAGCTTCTGACGCGGGAAATAGCGGAACACACCTTCCATGGTCTGAAGGTTCGCATTGGTCCACAAATCGATCAACGCTCCCACAACGTGATAACGAGTGACGTTCAATTGCGCTGCGATCTGCTGAATTCGCATATCACTGGTGAGGGAGAGCCGCACCGGCATCCAATCGAGTGCCATTGGGTATTTCTCCTTTCACGCGGCGGGGTTGGTTCGCGGATTTCGGGAAGCAGGTAACTCGCTGCGGGATCGGCTATTCGCCTTCCGGCGCGACTCCATCGCCCGACGCCTTGCCTCGGAGCCAAACTGTTCCCGAAAGCGAGGCAGCCTGAGCGAGTCGCCATCGATCTCCACCCAACCCAATTTGGCCAACTCGCGGCACAGACCGTGGATGCCATAGATCGCATCCAGCGTCTCCGGGCGAAATACCGGGAACACACCATCGGCGGCTTGGTGGTAAGCGGTGGTCCACAAGTCGATCAGCACACCCAACACCCAGCAGCGATTCACCCGCAAGCGAAACGCAAGCTCATCCAGCCGAACATCTTTGGCCAGCGTGAGCGGAATCGGCATCCATTCCGATGACATGGCGAATCATCCTCGTGCGGGGGGTTCCAATGCGAATGGGGCCGCGTTGCCTTGGGGAGGCTCGAAGGCATCCCCCCGTTCCTGGGCAATGACTGGGACGTGCGTTGGTGTTTCGAGGAGCACCAGTTCATCCAACACGATTTTGCACGCGTGCTGATACTGCTGCACGGTGAGCTGGCTCATGGTGACTTCCGCCCCCAGATTCAGCTTGGCCAACAACTTTCGCCAAATCACCCCCGGCTTGACATCCACCGCCTCGGCGAGTTGTCGAATCACCTTCGAGAGCCGCTCCGATTGCTCTTGGCAGATCGGTGAATCCGGCAGCATGGCCCCACCGGACAACGCTTTTCGATTTCGCGGTGGAATGACCAATTTCGGATGGCCAACCGGCACTTTCTTGGCAGGGTCGAATGCCACCCATTGGGGAGCGCATCGGTAGAGATACCGACCGATTCCCCAGTTCACCGCGGCCCGCTTCAGGGCATCGGAATACGCTGCTTTTAGCTTGTCCCCATCGTCGGGTTGTTCGCTTAGCGATCCCACATTGGATTTGCTGATCCATTGCCCATTGATGAACAGCGACAGCGTGCATTCCACCGAACCGGCTTCGCTGGTTAATTCCTTGTAGGTATCGTGCCAGCCGCCAATGGTCATGACTTCATCCAGCCGATCCATAACCACCCGTGCATCCACATACGGGAGCATCAGGGCTTTGTCCCCGCGAATGGTCTTTGGCTTCCATTTGATCTCGCTGGGATCGAATGGCTTGGCCAACGCATCCATGATGCACACCAACAATGCTTCGCTCATGCGTACCTCGTTACCCGGCCCGCGCCAGGTCGTTGAGCAACCCCCAATCCGGGCCGATCCATGCGGGAGACAATTCGCCTCGACCGACCAACCAGCCCGATTCCAGACGATGCGCCGAGCGGTCGCCCGTCGGTAGTTGTTCCAGTGCCCGCAGCCGCTGCGCTGCCGGGCGAAAGACATCTCCGCTCATCCGAGACAGCACCACCCACGGCACGCCGGCAATCTCGCACAGATGATGCAGCTCGATCACCGGCCCGCCCGCGCCGCTGGGGTGAATCACCACCAGCAGCGAGCGGGGCAGATCGGAGTGCGGGGCGGCGATCGGAGCCCGCAACAGCGCATCAGGCATGCAATGACTCCGGTTCTTCCGGCGGGCAAAGATCGATCGAATCGATTCCCCGCAGCGCGTGCATGGTTTCTTCTGCTTCGTGGTCATCGAGCAATTGAACATGGGTTGCGCTGGGCTTGGTAATCCGCACCATCGCTCGGCTGGGAGTGCCACCCACCAGCGTTACCAGTACATCACCAATGAGAAGGGCTTCACCGGGAACAAGCACAGTCATCATGGGAATTTCCTTTTCGGGATCATGTCAGGATCGGGATGCAATTCACGCGCTACGTTTGCTGAACAATTCGATGGGGCGAAAGTCCTCGTTGTCCTTGAAATCAAGGGGATCGAACATCGGAAGCCCGGCAGCGAATCGTGCCGCATAGACGGCTTGCCGTTCCTCGGAACCAGGAATGGACTGGGTCGGCCCGACATCCGCTGGGGGTAATTCAGGCAGCAAGAGTGCACCAGTTTTTGCGCACCGGTAGTGTGCCTTGGCCATGGCAAGGTTCCTCGGGAGTCGTTAGAGTCAGTGGAAATCAGGTCGAATTGAAGGCGCAACCCTGGCCCGTCGTGTGACCCCGGAACGGATCGACTGTCGGCACCGCGCCGACCGGCGGGCCAGGGTGTTTCCAACGTGTACCCTTCCGGCGGGGACCACCCCCACCGGACGGAACCGGGTTCATGCGGGGCATTCCCCCTTACGCATGATCGCTCGTGTTCCCGAATTCGTTTTCTGCGATTCGTTTTTCCATCTCCTGCAGAATGGCCAGGACGATGGGAAGCTCATTGCCTTCGAGCACTTTCCAATCAAGGAATTGCAGTGTCTCACCGGATTGCTGCACCGTCTCCGGATAGCCGATCTGGGCGAGTACCCACAGCCCCGTTGTTCTTGGGCAGTGAAAAGTGACTCGCATTGACGCATTGCCAAATGGCCGCAAATCAAATGTCCAATGGGGATTCGATTTGAATTCTGGCGGAACCGTATCTAATGCCCACGGATTCAACGCACCGAGTTGCTCATCCATCGCTGCCCAGAGAAATTGCCATTCGTGACGGCGATCCAACGCCCTACGTTCTTCGATGCGTGAGCGTTGCAATTCACGCTCGTATTCGCGTTGCTGGAGCATTTCCCGACCCTTTGCCGCTAACCTTGTAGCAGCCTCGGTCTTTCGCAATTCGCGTTCGTATTCGGCCGTTATTCTGCTCATCCCTGAATTCCTTTCAGACTTTCGGATACCTTGCCATGGGCCGCAATCAGCAGCTCCACAGGCCCATTCCCCGCTCGCCGATTGAGTTCCCACAGGAGAACCTGCAATTCGGCGATGCGATCCAGCAGTTGGGTTGGATCGTCGGTCGATGCTGCCGCCTCGATCTCGGTTTTCATCCGCTGGATGATGTCGAGATTTGACGTGGTCCCGTGCAACTGCTGTTGCACGTACCAGGCCATCCATTCGATGGCCGCGAAATGACTGCCAAATTCAGCGCACGAGACACGCCCAGCGGTCACCGCGAATTTCAATTGCGGCCCCAGCAATGCCGGCCTTGACCAGGATGGCAGTGGATCCATCACGATCGGCTTATTCATCCGTTGCCACCTCCGATTTGGATTGCTCGGCGATCCATGCCCGCGCTCCATCCACCGGGATCAGCAGACATCCGCCAAATCGCAGATGGGGTAGCCCGGCCTTGATCATTCGGTAGATGGTCTTGTCGCTGACCCCGAGCGACTTCGCCGCCTGATCGACTCGCAGAGCGATCACCGGCAACTCTGGTTCTTTGGCCTTCAGGATTTCCATGCTCATTTCCCGATACCTCGAACTCGGATGGGTTCAATTCGCTATTGATGTCACAGGATCAATAGTGACGAAGAATAGCCACAGTAGCATCTACTGTCAACTGAAATAAAATAGATGAACTATTCACAGTAGAAGATAAATGTGCTAAGTTGTTACTCGTGATGTCGTTGCGGGCCTTGGTTCCAGAGAGGAGCGGAAGTATGATCGCCCTGATGGAGAAGAATCCGGCTAATCCTGAAACTCCCGACGAACGCCCCCGTGGTGCTGGCCACTACGCGCACAAACGCATCACTGTTACCCTAACTGCTGATCTTGAAGCTGCTTTGGCGCAATATCTCGATCGTGCTGATGTTCGACCGCGAGAAAGCGATGTCTTGCGAGCTGCAATTCGAGAGTTTTTGAAAAAAGCTGGTTGTTGGCCTCCCCCACCTGACAAACAACAAACTAGTTCTGATTGATTCACCTGCACCTCCGTTGTACTTTGCAGTGGTTCCAATTCTTTCAGGAGCCACTTTATGCTTGGTTGGAATCGTCTGATATTTGGGCTGTTACTCATTTTTGCTATTCCGCTTATCTGCAAAGCGGATGATTTTGATGCAATTCGAGACGCTCTCAAAAACGGTAATGCCCTCTCCAAGATCAAAGCCATTCAACAACTCGGGGACAAAGGGCCTGCTGCAGTCCAGTTTGCTCCAACCCTCTACGGGATGATGAGAGCCAAAGGGATTGGTTCAGCCGCATCAGATGCACTTTCAAAAATTCTTCCAGATCTGCATCCGTTTTATCAGGAGGTTGTCTCGAATCGCGTTCCGGGAAAAGACAGCTTGGAAACCCGTCGAAATTGTGCTGCGAAACTCGTGAAACAGCCGCAGGATGTCTCACTTTATTCAGAAGATCTCATGCTTGAGTTTGCACGAATCGCCACCACTGAAACGCGTTCGCTTGCCCCATCAGGCGAAGAACGATTGCTGGTGATGCTGGAACTCATCACGGCTCTTATGGACGAACACTTTGCATTGGTCATTAATCCAGACTTGTTGTTCCGGATCGCGCAACCAAGTGCGGACAAAGCGAAAACAATCTTTCCACTTGATTGCCGCCGTCATGCGATTATTTGTTTGGCCCAGTTGGCTCGATCCCCAAAAACCACCGCGGCAAAACGCTCCCGCGCGTTCACTTTGTTGAAGTCTTTGCGGGACGAATTTTCTAAGTTGGAAAAACAGACTGCCATTGAGGATGTCACCAAACGGCGAAAACAAACATTGACCCCAGTGGCACGCATTCCATCGGCAACCAAAGAGCCGATGAAGGAATCTCCCCTGGAGATGACGGAAGACGAGATCGCGAAGGCGTTGAGAGTCGATGCGCCAGAAGTTGAATTCGAAGCGGCGGCATCGAAGGTCCGCGATCTTGGGGAAAAAGGCGGATTGAAATACCATCGTGAACTCTATGCTACCTGGCTTGCAAACGTCCCCCCGAACAACAGCCCTGCAGACGTGACACTTCAAAAGGTTCTGCCTCGGATTCATTTTGTCCTCCGTCTTGCGGCGTGTGATCGATACACACCCGAGGAATCAATCAAAGCCAGTCAGCGTCTCGGCGATCTTCCAAACCCAGAAATTCACGTGCCCGTTGTTGCAAAATGTCTCTCGCAATACGCGACGAATCCGAAGTGGATTAAGAGCCATCAAGAGCATTCCCGTTTGTTGCTTCAGCATTTGCGACTGAACCTTGAACTCCTTCCAAAATCCAAATGGGTGACTGAGACACTAAAAATCTACTCCGGTCCACTTTATTCGCTTCCTGTTCAGACTGAGGCCCAATCAATTTTGAATGAGCTGAAAAGCGAATAACTGTTCTGCTTAAAACCATGGGGAATTCTCCGGTAGTCACGAGGAGCGTCACTGGTTGGGGAATCGCATCATCCAGTGACCTCATATCTGCTTCATGATTCCACAGCTCGATTTCACCTCGACATCGCCAGTCTATGCAATGAGTTGAGTTTTCTCATCGCCTCTTGATTGCCTCATGATTTGCCCGATCGTTGCCTTGACCTTGCCTCATGGGTGCCCTTTCGTTGCCCTTTGATTGCCCCATCGTTGCCCAATGGGTGCCTGCCCATTGGAGGCATCCTGTACAATTTGGTTGATCTTTTTGAGGTGATCATTCGCGTTTGTGTTGTGAAATGATGGCTTACCCGCTTACGGACCGATCCGAGCAGAAGATCGGCCCGCCTGCCGCCTAAAAACGAACATGGGCAACCAACGGGCATTGACACGTTGGGAAGTGAATCGATGCGATCAGCTTCTGGATCGGATCCGATAGCCAAGTTTGGGGTGGGAGATGATCCAATGCTCAGTCTTCAGGCGGCGGATCATGCGGTTCCAATTGCCAGCACTGCAGCTCACATCTGATGAAATTCGGTAGGCAATCTCGGCTGCGTGCAACCAATCATTTGCTTCCTGCAATACCTGGAGAATTTCTTGCGCCAATGTGGGCAACAGTTCCCGCGCTGGTAAAGCAGACGTTGTTGCAGCGGCGGGCAGTGGCTCAGCAGATTGCACCGGCGGAGCGGTTTCAGCAACCGATTCAGGTTGGCGAATGACTGGGCGCGGGTGGTCAATCAGCTGCTCAATCCACAACTCGATTTCTGACCGCCGCCAACGCAAACCGCGATTCCCCAATTGGATCGGTTTGGGGCCATTGTGCTCCAGCAGAAACGATTCCAGCTCGCTTGCTGCAATCGCAAGCGTTCGCGCAACTCGGGCGGCGGTCAGAAACTGTTCCACGGACAGTGCCTCACCAAGATCGCAACGGTGTCGCTTCAACGGAACGCAATCGCCTCGCTTGGGATTCCACCGGAGGTAATTGCAGGGAGCGCAAGGGATTCAAACTACAGGTAATGGTGCGTATATAAACATAAATTCACAATGATAATGTGTCCAGATAAATTCGTCGAAAATCTGGAATTTTGACCAGTTGGAATTGTGTCACCTATGTCGATTGGATAGCCTGCTGATGACCCCGGGACGGTCACTAGGAGAACACACCGTGGCAAGTGTGATTAACGACCCCAACGGACGGCGGCGCATCCAATTCAAGGGAATTGATGATCACCGGCGAACCATCCGCTTGGGGAAGATGAGTCGGAAAGATGCGGATTCGATCTGCCGGCAGGTGGAAGCAATCCTCGGAGCGAAGATCAGCGGCCAACCCATGCCCCGCGAAACGGCGATCTGGATTGAGTCGCTGGGCGATCAATTGCGCGAGAAACTCGCGGCGGTTGGACTGATTGGGTTGGAAAAAACGAATGACTTCGTGGGGTATTTGCAAGATTGGTTGGATGACCGGAAAACCAGTGGATACGCCAAACAATCGCTGATCGCTTGGGGACAGGTGATTCGTGATTTGACGATTATGTTTCCCGGTCGATCGCTCCAATCGATGACTGCCGAGGATGGTGAGCGATTTCGCCAATCGCTGATGGAACGCAATCTCCGCGCTTCAACTATCCACAAACGGCTGACCCACGCACGACAATTTTTTGATGATGCGGTTCGTAAAGGCATCATCCAAGCGAACGCGTGGAAACATGTTCGGCATCGCACCGGCAATGTTTCGGAGCGGCGAGCATACGTGCCGACAGCGGATGTGATCCGAGTGATTGACCATTGCCCGAACGTTTGGTGGAGACTGCTGGTTGCGCTGGCCCGATTTGGCGGTCTGCGGACTCCGTCGGAACCGTTCAGCTTGACCTGGGCCGATGTCGATTGGGAGCGCAACCGGATCGCGGTGCCAAGCCCAAAGACTTCCCGACAAGGGAAGCCGCATCGGATCATTCCATTGTTCCCATCAATCCGACCATATCTCGAAGCAGCGTTTGAGGCTGCCGAGCCGGGAACGATCTTCGTGATTCCGGAAATGTATCGCAAGCGGGCCATGGGACCGCATGGTTGGCGGAATGCCAATCTTCGTTCGACCCTCGGAAAGGTGCTCCGCCGCGCGGGAGTTGAACCTTGGCCAAGACTTTGGCACTCGCTCAGATCTTCATGTGAGTCTGATCTGGCCGGAAAATTTCCATTGGCGGTAGTGACCAAATGGCTAGGTAACACGCCGTCGATCGCATTGCGACACTATGTTGATCCGACTGATGTGGCTTTCGATACGGCGGCGAATTGGGATCAGATCAGAGACGGGCAAGGCGGCGCAAAAAGCGGCGCAAACCCGACGCAAAAACAGGCGTAG